CCATCCTGAATACCGACCTTGATGAAACATATAATACCCTGGCTAATTACAGGGCAAGGCCCGTAGTCTGGGTAGGCTCAGAGGATTACGCCTCGATGATCGTCTATGGATTTTATAAGGATTTTTCAATCGAAATTTCTTACCCGACGGTTTCAATTTGCAGTCTCGAGGTAGAAGGACTGGTGTAATGCAGATCATCATCCCGACATACATTACAGACGCGACCCTGATCTCGACTGATTTATCGGAAACAGGGGAAGGTTATCCCGAGTGGGCTCCGGACGTTCTGTATGCGTATCTGCAAAGAGTGGTTATCACGACAATCGGCGTGCATGGCATTTACGAGTGTCAATGGCCGAATGATAATATTAACAAATATCCTCCAGACAATTTAGGCGGTACCACTCCTTATTGGAGATATGTTTCAAAGACAAATCCCTGGAAACTGTTTGACCAAATTGTCGCTCCCGACCGTGCCGAATCAGTGGCAGGCGACCCGATAACCGTTGAAATCACTCCCGGCGAAATTGATTCTATCGCCATTATGAATGTTGATTGTACGTCCATTGCTATCGTGATGACGGACCCTGATGACGGCGTTGTCTATAATAAAACCTATACACCTGACATGGCCAAAAACTGGAACGCCATCTATACTGATTTGCCATCCTACCCGGCTGCAACATTGGAAGTAACGATTGACAACGGATCAGCCAGCGCTATTGTTGGTGAATTGATCGTCGGAAAAGTAAAAACCATCGGCACGGCGAAATATGGCGTGGGAGTAAGCCTGATCGACTTTTCACAAAAGGAAGCCGATGACTTTGGCAATTTCAGTATTCTTGAGCGGATATATTCCAAACGGCTTGACGTTCCTTTCCTCATGCCCGCGGCTACGCATGACGGCATTTTAAGACTGCTGGAAAAATACCGCTCCGTTCCTCTTGTTTGGATAGTAAGTAATCTCTATTCAACCATGATCTCTTATGGTTTTTATCGTGATATTCAACTGTCAATACCCAGTCCATCAGTTGTCGAATGCTCGGTGACCATTGAGAGCCTTGGCGGTGATTTGGTGAACGCCACGCCTCCCGAAGAGGAATGGATACTGCCTTGGGATGGCAATATTGAATTACAAGCCTTCATGCTGCCGACGCACGACGGGGCGACGGCTGACTTAATATCCGAAACTCCCGTTGGAGACGATTCCATTGCTTTAGAGGCTTTTCTGCTTGTTGATGATCCCATTCCGTTTGCCGATGTTTATTTGGTTAAAGGCACATGCACTATATCCAATGGCTCCCCATGCGTAGTCACCTTTGCCTCGCATGGTATTGCCGATAACACTAAGGTGCTTTTTCACACAACAGGAACGCTCCCAGCGCCATTGGTTGCCGATCAGGTCTATTATGTGGATTCGCCGGACCTGAATACTTTTAAACTGACATTGACATTATCCGGTTCAACCATTGACACAACGTCCGCCGGGAGTGGAACGCATACCCTATACGCCCATGATTAAGGAGAAAATATGAAACTCAAAACATTATCCATGCCGACTTTGCACGTTCATACAAGAGTTGAAAAAAACGGCATTATCCTTAGCGACAATCATCAAGTAGGCCATAGCTGGGTTAGGAACGCCTATAATGTTTATAATCTAATGATGTTGGATTCAATTCCAACAACCTATTTATTTGTACGGCTAACGGACGGTAATTTTAACACCACCTACGTTGTGCAGCATTTTTATAACTCATTTTCTGGATATGGATATTATTCAACTGCTAATTCTGAAAATTATGGCGTCGTTGTGGGTACAGGATCAACTGCGTTTGATCTTGATGATTTCCGTCTCGATGCTGTTGTTACTCACGGAAACACTACTGGAAAGTTATATTATCAGGCCCAAGTTGCACCTGTTACCACTTATTCGGGCGATCCTGACTTTACAGAAAATATCCTACATAAGCGCGTTTATAACAATAACTCCGGTGCTACAATAACCGTGAATGAAGTTGGCCTTATTTATCACCATTATGTCGGATCGGGTTATTATTATCTGATGAGCCGCGACGTTCTTGATACTCCCGCGATTGTTTTAAATGGCGCACAATTAACGGTCACAGTGTCTATTACGACCAAAGACTTTGCCACGACTGATCCCGGCGTTCCCGCACTTGGAACTTTAGGTTCAGGCGGTATTTACATCGGGCAATTTGATTATACGGTTGCACAGCAAACTCCCGGATCACATCGGCGCTATGGCCTGATCCTGTCTCCAATCACGGGCGGAGAAAGCACGACGCTTGCATGGCGGTCAACGCCAACAGCGACTAATTGCCCCGATATGTATTATGGGCAGGCTAACACAACCATCATGGAAGCTCTGGGAGCGGCGTCACCGGCAGGGGCGTTTTGCACCGCCGAAAACACGGCAGTCTTAGGCGGATTCTCAGATTGGTATATCCCGACTTACTACGAAATGGGAATACTATACACCAATAGGGCATATATTCCAGGCGGGCAGGAATTGAGCAACGCAAACTATTGGACAAGCTATTGCGCCAATAACACCAACGCAGCAGCGTATAATCCGACGACCAATACTTACGCAAATCAAACTCAATCCACCGCCAATAAAGTAAGGCTGATAAGGCGTTTCTTAATTGCCGACTGGGTAGCAGATTAAGGAGAAAGAAAATGTATAAGATAACCGCACGCATTGGAAATATGATTCTCAACGGCTCTATTGATGGCGAGAATCTTACCGAAAAACAGATACAGGAAAAGGCCAGCGCAATATTCAGAGAGGCCATTGTCATGAACCGGGAGAAAGCAAAATTGAATGGTAAAGAGGTTTTACCGATAGATTTAGAAAAACTAAAAATTGAATATGAAGAAATCCTGCCGCCGGAACCGCCGCAGGAACCGATCAAGGAAAAAATATACGAAGCGGCCAAACTGGACGGCCTGTCACGCAAAGAGCTGATCGAGCAGAAAATTCTTGCCGAAAAGAAACTGGAGCAGATCGACCTGGCGATCAAAGAGTCAGAGGACAAAGAAAAACAGGAAATCGCAAATAGCCTTATCAAAGAAGGCTAGGGGGCATTATGCTCTATTTCATCTGCTTTTTATTGCTGGCCTCAATCTTCTTTGGGTTAGGAGCTCAGTGGGTTTTGCTTCTGATAGCGTGGTGGATCGGATCATGGTTGTATTTCAGAATAAAGGAACGGGGTTATTTATAGCGGTGAACCTACCTTTCGTTTGCATAAACTACCACTTTTCGTCACTTTCTGCGAATAAAAAAACAACTTTACTTACCCTTCAATCTTTACTAGAAGGGGCTAGTGGGTTTGCTAGAGAGGCCCACTATAGGCCCACCTACCCATAAAACGTCAATAATATCACGACGGGTGGGGAGTCAAAAGCTCCCCCATGTTGAGGAAGATACCATATTATTTTGGGCCGTCAAGGTCATTTATGCGCCTGTTTAAACGTGCAATAACTGTTGTTTAATGGAATCAATAGTATTATTAATATTGATGATCGTGTTTTCTGCGCTTTTTAATGCTGATCTTGTGGCGATCAACGCCGTAGTCAACGCCTCAATAGTAAACTGTTGCCATTCACCATCAGGTGTGCTTCTGTGACACAAAATCCCATTGATTACCTTTTCTTCATAATACATACTTCATTTCCTTTACAATCTCTCATTGCATATTTTGACAACTGGTGGAGGTGTCCATGCGTGATTTTAAGGGGTTCACATACCCACCAAAGTTTTGCGTTCAACTACTACCGACACCACTCGGTTCTTCTTTGGCCCTGGTTCCCCTGCATGGTGGGGTCTTGGGTTCTTTGTCCTTCACACCCCCATGTTATTTTCTCCCCGCTTGCTCCCCACTTACTGCCCACATATTGCTATTGCTTATTACGTTTTCTGAATAATTTAGTAACGTCCTTGCCTGTTTTCGTGTCGAATATTTGTAAAATCTCAATCATGTCAGCCGATGCCTTACCGTCCGTCGCCCACGGCTCATTGATTTTTGCTTTTAGGGGTATTTTGATTTTTGCCTCTAGTGGGCGGTCAGGATAATTCACAGCACACCAACTTCTTGACGCAAAATGAAATCCAGGCGAAGAACAAGTTACACACTCATCATCGGCAAAAATTTCTCCCTTACGAAGTTTATTAATGCCGACTTTGAATTGATAATCGTTGTTACATAACCCATCTTCAAACCGTTTCCAGTAAATGTTTCCTTGCTCAACACCCATAACCTTAACCATGTTATTCGCGCCGGAAAGATTCGCGTCGGAAAGATTCGCGCGGGAAAGATTCGCGCGGGAAAGATACGCGCCGTAAAGATTCGCGTCGGAAAGATTCGCGCCGTAAAGATTCGCGCGGGAAAGATACGCGCCGGAAAGATTCGCGTCGGAAAGATTCGCGCGGGAAAGATTCGCGCGGGAAAGATACGCGCCGTAAAGATTCGCGCGGGTTTTGAATGCCCACTTCACTGCAAGGCCAACCTTAATTGATGTTAATTCATCCTCTTTACAATCAATTTCTGCTGTGAATTGAATGTCACCAGTAAATCTATTTAGTATGTCAAATTTCATTTCATCCCCCCTCGGTAACATTCAGCCAATTTATCCCCAAAACTGGTGGATTATTCCCGTTCACGCTGCTGCTCTCCGTCCAGCCCTGCGACAATCCTTGTTAATTGAATAACCGCCTTACAATATTCGTACATGGATTTATATTTCGTCTTGAGCATCTTGTTTTCAGCAATGAGTCGTTTGTTTTCTTCCTTGAGTTTCTCGTTGGTCATGCCGCCGCCCTCCGTCCGGCTTTCTTTGTCTTGACGTACCCGCTGCCCTCGTTGGAGTCATACCTTGAGAATTTACACGCCTCACAAAAGATGCGGGGCATAACCAGTGGCTTCGTTTCATACTCGACTAAATGCTTTGTTTCGCATCGTGGGCATTTGCACAAAACTACAAACCCGCTCTTATACTTGGCTGCTATGTTGTATTTGCTGAATCGGCTCATGCTTCTTACTTTTCCCCTTGCAGTTATGTTTTCTCTGGAATTTTGCCAGTGCTTTACCAGCATAATCATTGTCATCTGTATCAACCATCGTTGACGCGCCGCAATCAGGGCATGTGTAAAAGTAGGTCATGCGGCCTTCTGTACCTTCCTCCGCCAGTAGCGGGTAATTTTCTCATATTGCGCTTTAAGGTCCGCCGGTATGTCATAGGATTTCTTTTCAAGATATTTGCCTGTTACAAACCACGATCCGGCGAGTATCTTTTCCCGACCCTCGACAAGCTCTTTCACCTGTCCGTCAATTTCGTCATACTCTTTGACGACCGGCTTTAACTCTTCCAGTCGGTCAAGCATGGTTGCCAGTTCTCCGGTATCAACTTCAACTTCCTTGCCGATGTGATCCGGCAGGCAGATATGAGAAAACGCGCAACCATCGCACCACATTTCGTCATTAATCGGATCGGGCAGTGTTCCATCGGCCACGTGTTTATTGATGGCCTCGGCGCGTTTAAGCGTTTCCTCGCCCATGTTATAATCAATGTCCATCCAGATTTCCTTGATCTGACCGGAAACCTTATCCTTGAAAAGAAACACGCCGCGCTCTTTTCCATCCATCAATAGGTATAAATTAAGTTGTGTCGGGTATTTTCTCAGATAGTGATATTTGCCGTTCACCAGGTCGTTAATGGAATTGATGGCCTTGAATACAAATGGACTGCATGACTTGATTTCCATCGGGTAAATCTTCCCATCGTCGCCCATTATCTTTCCGTCAATGTGGCCGGTGATGCTGTATTCCTTCCACTCGAAAGAGCGCTGCTGTTCGATGACCTTCACTCCGGCCTCGGCCAGTTCCTTCAACACGATTTCTTCAATCTCGTTTCCCATGTCAAAGACAAACTGCAGACCGACATCGTGCAGCGCCTTTTCCTGCCAGCGCGTTCGATTGAGCACATGGTACCGGACGCAAGGGACGCCAAGGTCGGACGCCCTGTTACTGTTGACCGGATACCCCTTGATCTTCCGTTCCTTTGATTCCAGTATTTTCTCGACAATCATAACTTACCCTTCCTGTCCGGGGTCACGCTCCGGTGCTTCGATCTTCTTGATGGCCTCAATGTTGTTTCCCCATTTGTCGGCAATGTAGCCGATCTCGACTTGCAGCCCTGCGTCCTTTGCTTCTTTCGCTATCTTTGCGAGCGATTCGCTGAATGTCTTGTATTCAGCATCGCCGCACTTAACAACGTACTGAGTCCATTCCTTCTTTGTTTTTGCATTGACGCCGGAAGTCTTGCGGACATCGGCCACGCCCGCGGTAATCTTTAAAGCACCTTCGGATGATATACCGGTGTTTGTCTTGCCGTTCTTTTTATAGTCCACGCGCCCGACCTGATCTTGCGTGATCCCGGCAAATTCCAAAAGCTCCGGCCATGTCAGATTTCTCAGGCCAAGCAGCCGAGTGATCCCGTTGCCAAGCAGATTGGTGTAAGCAGCCTTTTTCAAGTCCCCCTTGTCCATTTCAGACGGCGGTAATTCCTTGCGGTCGTCGCCCTTGCCGGTGTATCGTTTAAAGAACGGGTCTTTGCTTGACCTGGTGCCTATGGCCTCAATCGTGGCCCCGGCGACGGTGAAATATCCCTTATAGGTATAAGAGAAATGGCCGCTTTCTTCTGTCTCCATGATCGGATCGTCAATCTGCCATGATATTCCAAAGACGCGGGCGACCTTTTCTGATCCGCTACATTGTAAATAAGGATTCCCATTCTGATCCGTCCAATCGTGCGCGTTGGTAGCAAGCAGCGCAGCCCTCTTAATTTTGTTGAGCGCCATGACGCGCTTTTCCGCTTGCTCTGCTAAAGCAAGTAATGTCGAGTCACCGATTGCCGGGACATCTGTATTTGCAACTACAATCTCATTCTCCATGGTAATTCACCTCTTTCTTTGGATTCTTTTTGTATGGCCTCAGTTTTAAATGGTGGTTTGGCATACTCTTTGCCAGAACCATGCCGATGATCCGCGTTTTCGACGTATCCGACAGGCCGCACAATAAGGCGTTGATAATGGATACCTTCATGCCCGGAAACGGTGCAAAATGGCGTAGTAAGAAGTTCATATTTCATCACCTTTTTTCATTTGCTTAATGACCTGTTCTAACTCCCAGGTTAATTGTTTGAATACCCCGTCAAGGTCGAGATGCCATCGCTGTACGCCGTCATACTCCCTTTTCTCCTCCAACTGGCGGCACTCCACCATCTTGTTTCGCGCGTATTCAGTGGTTAGGTAAGACAAGTCTTCCATGTCGGCTCCTAAAGATGTTTCGCAATCATGGTAATGATGGAAATGAATGTTATGGCGCCGGCCACGAACAGGAACGGCTTGCCCCACTTGATCCGCTCGGACATCCATGTCTTTAGGTACGGCTGCTCTTCCTTCGGCTCCGGTCGCTTCAAGTGCATATCAACCAGTATCTCCTGATCCATCGGACCCCAAATCTTTACTAGAAACATAATGGCCTCCTTTTAAATGTTGACCCCGTTTAATTCGTTTTCGCGGCGCGTCAGCTTGACAAGTTGCGCGCGGAGCTTTTTGTTCTCCTGCGTGATCGAAAGATAGCCGCGCTCCAGCGATCGGTTTCGTTTGACCAGCCGGTCGATTTCTTCTTCCTGTAAAAGCAACGTGTGAAGTTTGCGCGTCATGCAGGCACCGATTTCATTTTTAATAATTGATTGGTTCTTCCAGGACGGTATTGTATTGCAGGGTCACGCAGCATAATGCCTTCGCCCCCGTCCGCCTGAATGTCTTTTAGTAATGCAACGGCAACCGAAGAATCTTCAACCCTGTAGGGCGTAGCGACAACAACGATTTCACCCGCAAATTGGTTGGCATATTTTAAACGGCTTAGATAACTTCCTGTCGCTTTCGGGCAATCAAAAACGATAAAACGCATGGAAAGTGTGAAGTTTCCATATTTGATCGCCGAGCCGCAACGATAGACGCCGTCAATGCCGTCATAGATCTCACCGTCCAGGTGGATTCCTGATGGCAGGGCCTCCCGCCATTCATCGGGGATCGATATTTTGATTCCGCCGCGGCTCCAGAGGTTTTCGCCGTCCCAATAGGCGCGGCATCCGTTAAATTTCTCGGTGGCTATCCAGCCGGAAACATCCTGCCCGTGCCAGTCCCGGCCATGTTGCATATCTTTTTCGTTCATTGCGTCACCATCTTTCGTTGACAACTTTTGCGTAAATCCATTTTAAAAGTTGTCACCAGGGATTTACCGCCGCATCCCTTCGTTTGTTCGCTATCGGCGGATAGCGCCTTCTAATACTAAAATGTATTGCTGTGTATATGGCCCCTACTCATTACCGGTGGTGTTTGCCGGTCGGGTGTCAATCTTCCTATCGGTGGTGCCCCGCGGTTGTTCTTAATTTTAGCCGTCGGGTCTTATGGCCTACATGGTCCGCCACCAGGATTATGATTGTCACCGCTTCGTGCTGCCATGTTTTGCCCCTCTTGTATCGAGTTGGCCATAGACTAGCACCGTTTCGGTACAATGTCAACATTTATTTTTTGATATTCGGTACAGATTTTTCTTGCAATAAACTTGGAACGGTGCTAATCTTTTAGCCAATGAAAGCAAAAATTGAATTATTTATAGCTTTGGACAGCATAGCAAGGGCTCATAAAATCAAAGATAATGAATGGGCAAAACAATCTGGAATGCGTCGCCCTTCCATCTCTGAACTACGTCGAATGGTCAAAATATCAACAGCTAAATCATCAGAAAAAATCGGGCGGGCTTGCACTATTGATAAGATCACTACACTATTCGTAGGACTTCACGCCATCTTAGGAGGTGACATATTGAGAAGCGAACTTCAAAAGGTAATTGATAAGGAAAATGATCAGGACATCCGCCTAATGTTATGGTCTATGATTCTACGGGATGCTCCGAAAGAGACAAAAGATTCAGTCGAAAGTAATATGAAAATTGCGGCACAGACAATTATCACAAAGAAGAAATAGGCGTTTTTTTATACTATATGGTGTACCATATCGGTAATGTATATATTTTTTTTGTCCTATAATTAGTACCATTTCGGTACTGACAGGCAGCCAAGCAATTTATAGGGGAAACGCAATAAGTGAACGAACTCAAAGTAATTAAACCAACGCCTTTAATACCGGAATCATGGGACTATGAGGATTCGATAAATAGACTACAACCAATGGTTTATAGGTGGAAGAACCTAACCGTTGATGTTGTTAATGAGCTTTATATAGCGAGGGAGAAATTATCCTCTCGTTTTTATCGTGATGGTGCAAATGCGCCATCATGGAATCAATACTGCCGCGATATAGGAATTGATAAATCAACTGCTAACCGATGGCTCAATCAATTTTACCCACAAATCCAAAATAAAATAGAACAAATAACACAAGACCCGTGTGCCGAAACTGACCTATATGCCCTCATAGCAGCAGGGAAAAAATATCGAACCATTTTAGCAGATCCGCCGTGGTCATACAGTAACCAGGCGACTAGGGCGGCAACCGATAATCATTATAACACTATGTCCATTGATGAAATATGCCGACTGCCAATCAGTCAACTAACAGAAGAAACGGCCCACCTTCACTTATGGACTACCAACGCATTTCTGTTTGACGCAAAACAAATCATGGAAGCATGGGGCTTTGAATACAAATCATGTTTTGTTTGGGTAAAATCAAGCATGGGAATCGGTAACTATTGGCGCGTTTCGCATGAGTTTATGTTGTTTGGAATTAAGGGAAGTTTGCCGTTTCAAGACCATTCTGAAATGAGTTGGTATGAAGAAAAAAGAAGCAAGCACAGCAGGAAGCCAGAGGAAGTAACAAAGAAAATTGAAAGAGTAAGTCCGGGGCCATATTTGGAACTATTTGGACGCGAAACTAGGAAAAACTGGACGGTTTGGGGAAATGAAATAGGGCGTCATTTATTCAACGAGGCCGCCTTTAATGGCTAAACAAGATTACAAAATTTTAACACCATATGGTGAGCACATATTCACAGAACCGGGGAAGAATGGCCCAGACGATATGAAGATATTTACCACATTTCCAAAACAACCGTGGCCCCATAGTCTTTATTACATAGCTGTATGCCTACGGTTAAAGGGAATGGTTGAAGATAGGAATTATCCACCACCACTAAAGGGTAAAGCCATGCTCATGGAATTTTGCCGTGATGCTGTTTTTACAAAAACTCCAATTAAAGAAATATGCCAAAAATATAAAATAGATTTACCAGAATAACATAGGGGTACAGATGAGCATACTTTGGACGGATAAGGAAGTTGAGATACTGATTCGCAGACATCTCGTTATTGCTTCAAGAGTATTACGCAAAGGAATACGTTGATAATGAAGTCCATAAACTAATCAACAGAATCATACCAGTAATTATAAAGGAGAAACCATAATGGCAGATTCAATCACATTCACAAATGAAGTGGGGCAGTTTCCTAGTGAGCTTGTGAGCACATGGGATGAGCTTAAAAAGTCAGGATCGAATCATTATAAGACGGGCGGCGTGGAGCCGATTGATCTTTATCTGGCGGGCGGGATGTTCAGGGACTTTGCGCTGTGCTCAATCATCAAATACGCCTTTCGCAATCGCAATCCAGAGGATCAGCTTAACGAGAAAGACCTCTTGAAGATCATTGATTACTCACAGAAACTTATCGCATCGAAAGGGGAATAAACATGATCTGGTTCTTAATCGGCTTAACGCTCGGCGGCCTGCTGGGAGCTATTATGATGGCCCTATTGCAGATCAATAGGGATTACTACGATGAATAAACCGCCCGCCCTCAAAGAAAAAGACATCACCATGCAGATTCGGAACGTGCTCAAGATGTACGGCATATTTCACTGGAAGGTATTCCAAACCCTGGGCGCCACACCCGGGATCAGCGACATCCTCGGCGTTCTTCCGGGCGGCCGGCTGCTGGCAATCGAAGTGAAAACAGAAAAGGGCAAATTGTCACCGCACCAGGAGCGCTTTATTCAGAACGTAAACGACAATGGCGGCCTGGCATTTGTGGCCCGGTCGTTTGACGACGTGGTGCAGCGGCTAAAGTTGGAGAATAGGACGAACACATAACAGCGGCTACGGAAGATCACCGGAAAAGCGTGAACACCTCCACGCCTGCCGCTTTTAACTAGAGGACGCCGGGAAGGTGAGGCAAAGAAAATGGGAAAACCAATTACAGAGGGACGCATGATCAGGAAGAGCATTTCAGATTCACCTGATTTTATGTTGTTGAGCCCGGAAGCGGCCGTGTTATTTTGTATGATCATTCCACATTTAAACAGTCACGGGAAACTGCAAGGCGGCCCGGCTTTTATTAAAGAGATTGTTTGTCCGAAAATACCATATCTGACCAACGAAAACATATCGGGTTTGTTGCAAGAGATTTCAGAAAAGACAGATATGAAGTGGTTTGACCATGATGGTCGGCACTGGATACATGCAATACATTTTAACGAACATCAAAAGCTGAACATGAATAAAATAGGTCAAGACTTACTCCCGACTTACTCCGGCGTTACTCCAGAACAGGTAACTCACAAAGCTAAAGAAGAAGTTAAAGATAAAGTTAAAGAAGAAGCTAAATGGAAGTCCGAACCTGAAGACGAAAAAAAGACTGCCTTTATGAATAATTTAAAAGCCACCATCGAAAAAACAAAAGCTCGTTTTCCTGGTCACAGAGAACAGCAAGAAATTATCGTATTCGTCCAGGCGAATATTCGAAATAGAAATCCCGATGCTATTCTGCACTGTATTGATTCAATCATCAAAGCACCAGGAACAATTAAATCACTGCCGGCTTATTTAAACGCGGCGCTTAAAATAGAAGACGGCAAATACAACGCGGCAGATAGCGAGCGAAGATGTAATGCGTTTAAGAAGATGGGAGAAACAGCAGTCGATTCACTTATTAACGGAATAGGAAGGGGAATATAATATGCCGGACACATTTCAGGAGAGTGAATACAAGGGTTACCCAGTGTGCAAGATATACACAGGCGAGTATCAAGGCGAGTCGCAGTTCTTAACACTGGGTTTAAAGAAGGCGCAGGCGATCCTTGAGAATATAGACAGACTAAGGCATTGGGTCTATCAGCACGAGAGTAAGCACAAAAGGGAAGTTGATTAATGCCATTAAAACCAAAGAAGCAATGCAGTCATCCAGGTTGTCCTAAACTGACAACAGGCGGCCCATGTGAAGAGCATAAGCGCCAGGATGACAAACTGTATGATGACAGCAGAGGCAGCAGAATAGAACGTGGTTACGATGCCATATGGCAGAAGGTCAGAAGGGTAAAGTTGAACAACGATCCGTTATGTGAAGAATGTATAACACATGGATTGGACGTGCCTGCTGTACTGGTGCATCACAAGCAGACGATTGAGGATCATCCAGAGTTAAGGCTGGTGCTTAGTAATTTGATGTCGCTATGTAATGAATGTC